AACATCACCAAAGTTTTTATAGATTGCTTCACCGAATCTTGATACGATTTGGTTCCAACATCCTTAGTGACCAGATTCTTACTAAAATTTATATCTAAATCATTGTACTTTCTAGTTTGTATTAACATAATCGATTCCTATCAAGTAGTTGTTGCGGCTGTATTTATTGCCAAAGACTTAATTTCCGATTCACTTATTATTGGATACATCGTTTCTCCCTGTTTTGTTGCACCTACAAGGTTGTTTGGTACTGCCCCCATCGGTACTGGTGGTATAGCAATCGGTGCAAATGGTAAGGAACCCACGGCAGTAGATACAAACCAATTTGGTGCCTGTATATATCCCTGATTGGCAGGATTAACAAATATACTATTATCAACAACGAGTGATCCTTTTATGTGAACATCACCCGTCAACGTAATCCCATCAGTCGTAGTTATTGATAAGTATCCAGTATTCATACCTACGGTTCCTGAAGTCGTATCCGTTGACATATAGATCGAATCAGTAGATTTTATCACTTTACTCTCACTGATTTCTGTAGTCCTACCACCTATATTGATATTTAGATCACCTTTAATGTGAACATTTTTTTCATCCAATGTTAATTCGTAATTTTTGCCTGTAATTTTCACCACTTGGCCACCATCTGGGTGTATCTCATAAAACGTACCAGATCGATGTGTTATTGATATCCGTTCTGCACCTTTGGTATCATCAACCTCCAGTACATGACCCGACTCACTCTCAGTTACCTTATTATAAGGATATGCAGCTGCATATTTAGTTTCTGGTTCTTCTATAAACTTCTTACCATCTAAACCCACATCCCCTTCCTTTATCAATGTATTATTACCCAACATAGTGCCTGTTGTTGTACCAACTGCGAGTTTGTGAGTATTCATTTCACCTACATCATTTTCACTAACCAAGAGAGGTTTATCTGGTTTTGCTGAATTGGTTTCTGGATCATTAAATCCCTTACTTGGAACATTCTTATTCACCATCCCAGAATCTATCTGATGAGTCATAACTGGTTCTTGTGCATTCCTACCATCACGGAAAAATCCCATTACCCAAGTACCCTCCCTAGGTCCTGTTGGAGTACTATCTGGTTCTGAATTTATAGGTGTTGCAGGATATGCCCATGGCAAATCATTTGTGGGTATCTTATTCTTATTCTCTGTGTGAAACCCAAGAATCCGTACTCTACATCTACCTATCTTCAATGGGTCTAACCTATCTTCGACTACACCTTGCCACCAGATGTACTCGAATCCCATGAAATTTTGTGTATTTTCCATATTACAATAACTCTTTCCTTAATGGAGTAAAATAAGAATCCTTAACAAGTTCCAAAATAGTTTCGTGGAACTCCTTGACAAATCTATTCCTCACACCCAACACCATATAATTCCCAGAATACAATTTATCCTCTGTTACCTTACCATCATCACTCGCAGCTGTGTTTGGATATTCAAAATAAATTAGATCACCAGATCTTCTGAGGGGGTCTCCTGGAACAGTAAGTATTAACTTATAGGTATTCAACTGTTGTAATTGTGAAACCCTAGATTGTATAGAACGTTCATGATGTGATGTGTTTCTATTGGGAATTCTAATCCCCCCGTACAATTGGTAATGTGAAGGTATCATCATTCTATAGCTATTATATTTCTCCGTAAAATCATCAACTGTCTCACTCTGCAACATAGTGGATTGTTGAGTCCCAGAAGTCACATTGGAATTAGTGTTTTCTTCCAAATGGATATAATCATCATAAGTTTCCTTATAATCAAAATCATATTCCTTATATGATCTTCTAACTATATCATGTGTGATCAACTTACTACCATACATCCCCAATGATAAATTCTGCAATACATTAAATGTTCTATCTACCTTGTAATCACTTGCGTTTCTAAATGCCTCTGGATTGATCTGTGCTGGATTTTCAGATACATTTTTCATCTGATATGTATAATGCATTTTAGTGCCTTCTGGATATAAATCCTTATCCATTCTAACCTCATCAATCAAACCCTCAAGTGAAACAAAATTGAATCCCTCGAGCGTTTCAAAAAAGAAATAATTAGCACCATTATATGTCTCTGAAATACCTCTAGACGACAACCAATTCATACTATAAAACGGACTCCAATTGGGTATAATCACATCATGTATGTTCCTAGTTTCCTCAACTACAAGTGGTTTTTCGGAATCAACATAATCTTCGTATATAGTCTGCACTATATTGGATATATTTTTACCCATATAACTTTGACTTATTTTTGTCTGTGAATTGGTTATGGTTTCCTCAGAAACAAAATTTATCACATAACCAGCCACTTGTTCTCCCACAGGAGTATATTGTGAAATATTATATACCCTGAAATCCTTTTCCACAGGAACAGAAGCCTCTATAGTGGGATTATCAAAAATAAGAGTTATTGTTTCATATCCAACGATAGGATAATCCACAAGTATATTATTGGTATCCGATATTGCAATATTCCCAGTTAATGTATGCTTGAATACACTCTCATAGATATTAATTTCCTCCATTATCTCCTTTATGGATAACCTATTATTGAATGGAGAAGAAAGAAATATATCATGTAATAAAAAATCACCTGGAATAATTGTATTACTTGGATTTGTTGTTAATTTTGCCATTACCTGTTTATTTCGGTTTTAAGTTCTGCATCGAATTTATCTGCAAACCCAGACATTAAGACATTTATTCTTCGTTTTTTCTCGTTTTCGGATTCCTCATAGTATCTATTACTTATAGTACTTGCACTACCTGTCCTATCTATTATATTTGAATCAGAATCTTCATAATGGTGAGGTGCATCAGTATGATTGGAAACACTTATTATCTTTCCTACTGCACCACTATCTGCACCCTTGATATAATTATCAACAACAAATGTTCCACTAGTAGTTGTAACTTGAGTAAGAGTCGTATCCAATTCAGATATAACACCAGTAACACCAGTTCTGCCTGTAGATCCGTATTCCTGTACAGTTTCCCCCACAAGAAAAAATCTTTCCCCTCCCACATCGGAACCATCTACCAAATCGGAATCGACATTATGATACAGAATAGTACCACTACCAGTAGCTTCCCATGTCGTGGGAGTCGTACCAGTTGCCTTAAACGTATGACCTGCACTTGGGGATGCACTTGCACCAACATTACTGAAATCATCCGTACCATAAACTGTATACATCGTATACGTTTCATCAACAATCAAACTATCTGTTCCACCATCATTATTTAAAGTATAATCAACTTCACCGACAGATGGATTGGCAGGAAATATCAATCCAAAATCACTATATGTTGTAGTAGTATAATGTGTAGTTGGAAATACTATTGTCTTACCTGGATACTTAGATTCAACGAATTTGTCAAGTTGTTCTTGTGATAATATCCAATCGTAATATGGATCTTCGATATTATTGATCATCATCAATATCCAATGTCTGTCTGATACATCGTATTCCTCGAAAGAAACCACTTCTGGTCTTTCATGTGCATTCAATATTCTCTCATAATAATTGGCTATAAAACTATTCAATGATTTCCTGACCCCAACTCTCCTGAAAACATCCGTAACAGTAGTGGTATTATCAGTGGTATCCATATTATAATCCATTGTTGGGAAATTTCTAAAATACATTATTATCTCCTATCTTAGATTCGTATTACTTTATGTGCCCTCTGCCTCAAGACCACCATGTTGTCCAGCACTTCTTAGTGTTTCTTTAGTAACAAGATCAAGTTCTTTAAATGATAAATCGAGTTCAGTTACAATTGGTTCTCCACCAGGGAGGGATTGAAAACTACCCTCTGCCGTATAATTGACTTTAACACTATCCAATACACATCGACCTATTCTACTGAGATGTGCATTTGTTTGATATCTTCCCTTTACATTATGTAGGAAATGTATTTCCCATTCACTGGGATAAGTAAAAAATTTATTTCCATCTTCATATCCAGGACTAGATAGATACCTAAAGGTATCTACTATATTTTTCGTTATTGCCGATTCATCTGCGGATATAGGTATCATCTTGTGTTTAAAACTAAAATTCCTAAAATTGACACCTTTAAAATAATATTCCTCATGTGAATTCAGTGCAACACCCTTTTCTCGTCTAGTATCTCCAAGGAGTCCACCAGTTCTTTCACCAACAATATCTTTAATTGCTCTACCAAGCATACTCAATCCCCATCCACCACCCGTACCGAATGCTCTATCAACACGGGATGCCCGTTTTGCCTCTTTGGCTTCATCGGCATTCCATTCCAATCCTATTTCATCGGAAATATCTTCTGGTAAGGGAAACACCATACTAATAATATGATTTGGAGTATTCACACCACCCCTTTTGTTACCATAACCGTAATATATCATACAATGTTCTAAGTTGGGGGATTTTCCCTCATTACTAGTACCAGGAGCGTATAATATACCATCCCCAAGTGTCTGATTTATGGTAGTGAATTTCTGCGGGCCATAATTATATAAACCTGCACCTGCACCAGTTTGTGCTTCTGCTCTGATTTGTGGTTCTTTACTCATATTACACACCCTCCTTGTTACTATTTATAAATAATTGTATGGCATACAAAGGGAAGTATATACCTACAAATCCACATAAGTATATAGGCAACCATAGGAATGTGGTATACCGTTCACTATGGGAACGGAGGTTCATGGTATACTGTGACACAACTGATAAAATTGTAAAATGGGCAAGTGAAGAAGTCACTATAAAGTACATCTCACCCCTAGACAAGAGATGGCACAAATACTATCCAGATTTCTATGTAGAATTGACCAACCAAAAGGGAATAACCAAACAATATTTGATAGAAATCAAACCGAAAAAACAACTCAAAAAACCGAAACAACCATCAAGAAAATCCAAATCCTTTATATGGGAATCAAGAGAGTATGTAAAAAATATGTCCAAGTGGGAAGCTGCAGAACGGTTCTGTAATCACAAAGGTTGGATATTCAAGGTATTGACAGAAGATCATCTGCTCTTATAAATATAGATATGAGAACTACAATACTCAATGACATCTATGAACGAGCAAGAACACTTGATCGTGATGTCCCCAGACAATGGTTCATACAACAAGCATCCAATTTGACCAAAGACCCAAGACAACTAATACAAGAAAATACACAGAATTTACAATCATCAGTTGATATAGGTAGACTATACCTATATCTATATGATCCAAAAAACAAACGAAAACTTCCATACTACGATGTTGCACCCCTATCACTGATACTCGAAAAGGGAACAGAAGGATTTGTCGGAGTCAATTTCCACTATCTACCCCCACAGCTCAGACTTGGACTATTGGGTAGTGATCCACGAACAATCCTACGATCAAAAGAGGTGAAACCACTTATGCGAAACTACCTATATAGTAATGTGAAGAGCAGGTTCCTGAATATCCTACAAGAAGAATGGGATATGGTTTCTGCACTTCCAGTCGAGAGATTCCAAAAACAGAGTAAATCGTATGTATGGAATGAGACACTAGGAGAGATATAATGGCATTCAGTTCAAAAGATTTCATGGAATATATCCACGATAATAGTGGATTGGCAG